TCCCTCTAGTATAATGGGCGGAGCTCAAACTTTCAGTGGAGTTAATTTAGTTACAATTACCGGAGGTGGTAGGGGTGCTACCGCAAATATTACTATTTCTAATGGTGTTGCTATAGCAGCGACCATCGGCATCGGCGGATCTGGATATCAACTTGGGGATGTTCTTGGGATTACAACAATTGGTGCTGCATCTGTCGGGAGAAATGCCAGGTTCACCATAGCAGGGATTGGTCTAACGAGCGAACTTATTTTAGATAACGTCCAGGGTAATTTTGTCACTGGTGCTGGATTTACGATGAGATATACAAACAGCTCTGGTATAACAACAACATTAAATCTATCCGGTGTTGGTAATACTCAGGGTGGAAATGTAACTCCTACCGAAATCGTTGTGATAAATGATGGACTGCACATCAAGGTTAATCATAAAAATCACGGAATGTATTTTAGTGATAATAAAGTTAAAATTGCGGGGGCACTTTCAGATGTTAAACCAACAAAACTAACAGCAGCATATGATGCTTCCTCAACAGGTTCAATTGCGGTAACTGATTCCACTCAATTCTCTACTTTTGAAAATGTTGGTGTTGGAACAACAAATATTGGGTATCTATTGATTGGAAATGAAATTATTGAATATACATCGGTTAGTGGAAATAATATTACTGGAAATATTATAAGAGGTTTAAATCCACTTTCTTACCCTGTAGGAACACCTGTTTATAAGTATGAACTTGGTGGAGTAAACTTACAACGTATCAATAAAACACATAATCTAAATGATGTAACCATAAGCAATCCTATCTCATTTGATTCATATCACATTAAGCTAGATATGACTGCCCTTGATAATGATAATGATAATAGAAGTAATGATGTTGGATATCCAGCACTATACCTTAATAGAACAAAGTCTGCAGGCGGTTATAATGTAAAAGCAACTCAAAATATGCCTTTTGAAATTATCACCCCAGTGGTTCAAAATGTCACTGTTCGTGGCACAAATCTAACAGCAGAGGTAAGAACAATTACAAGTAAGAGTATAAGTGGAAATGAAATTCCATATGTTAATAATGGATTTGAAGCTATCGCTCTTAATAAAGCAAATTATCTTGATAGCCCAAGAATAATTGCATCAAAAGTAAATGAGGATACGAAACTAACTAATATTACTGGATCAAAATCTCTTAATATGAAGTTAGTAATGACCACAGTGGATACTAGAGTTTCTCCTGTCATCGATGCAGAAAGGGTAAGTGTTATCCTTACATCAAATAGAGTAAATCAAGTCATTACAAACTATGCGACAGATAGCAGAGTAAATGGAATTGACACTGACCCAACTGCGTGTCAGTATATTTCAAAGGAAATTACATTAGAAAATTCTGCGTCCTCTATTAAAATTTTAGTGTCCGCGCATGTTAATTTAAATTCTGATCTTAGGGCATTCTACGCGATTGGAAACACTCCAGGATTCAATTCCATTTTTGTTCCATTCCCTGGATACTCTAATTTGAATACCAGACGCCAAGTAATCGCGCAACAAGATAGCAATGGAGAATCTGATACATTTGTTCCAAAAGCAAATACATATGGATTCTCTAGTGACGGAATTGAATTTAAAGAATATGTATTCACTGCGGATCAACTACCGGCATTTAGATCTTACAGAATTAAACTTCTATTGACATCAACAAGTCAAGTTTATGTTCCAAGAATCAAAGAATTGAGAGTTATTTCTCTTGCTTGATATGGAAATGTATAGCGTAGAAGGCCATGCTGATTTGGCAAGAGACCCTCATACAAATTCAATCATTAATGTCAATGCATTGGACTACGAACAGTATGTCTCTAGAAGAGTAATGAAGGAAGAAAAGAATCAACAAATACGAACTATTGAAGATGAAGTTGCTAATATGAAAAGTGACATCGATGAAATTAAATTTTTATTAAAGGAGTTACTCAATGGATTTAGATAAGATACAATTAGAAAATTTAAGTAAAAGTTTTGAATATTTCAAATATGCTTCTGAAATAGATAGTATAAATGATATTGATGCATTAAGGGATATAGCAAAATCTTACTATAAACTATATCTCAAACAACAAGAGGTTTTATCTGACCTAGGATCAATAGGAGAGTAAAATGGCAAACAAAACTATTACTTTTGATCCAGATGCAGGAGTTCCTAGAGGTGTAAATTTAACCATTCATACAGGCGCTGATTTTGTAACAAATTTTACTGTTCTAAATACCTCAAGTTCTGCTTTTAGTTTTTCGGGGTATACCGCCTCAGCAACAATGTCAAAGAGTGTTGCTGTGGGTGCTACTCTAGGAATTACAACATCTTTTGCAGTTGGATTTACAAGTGCTATTGGAGGTAAGTTTAAAATTTCTCTAGGATCTACCTCCACTCGTAGTTTGAAAGAAGGTAGATATGTTTATGATATTTTAGTTAGTTCTGGATCAACTGTTTATAATATAGTAAATGGAAATATTTTAGTTATTGCAGGCGTCTCAACTGCCCCAACATAAATATTCTCAAGAGAGAAAGTATAGATGGCACAACCAGCAAGTAGAACAGATCTAATTAACTATTGCAAAAGACAACTGGGTGCTCCAGTGCTGGAAATAAATGTTGCCGATGAGCAGGTGGAAGATCTTATTGATGATGCCCTTCAATATTTTTATGAGAGGCATTTTGATGGTGTAGGACAAGTTTTTTTAAAGTATCAAATAACTCAAGCAGATATTGACAGAGGAAGAGCTCCTGGAAATAATTCAACTGTTGGTATTGTGACAACAACAGCGACAGCGACTATTGCAGGAACTGCCACGACATTTTCATATAAAGAGAATAGTAATTTCTTACAGGTCCCTCCCTCAGTTATTGGAGTCACTAAAATTTATCATTTTGATGGAACAAATACCACAACAAATAATATGTTTAGTGTCAAATATCAATTATTTTTGAATGATATTTACTATTTTGGATCAACCGAAATTTTAACATATGCAATGACAAAAAGTTATTTGGAAGACATTGATTTTCTTTTAACCACTCAAAAACAAATTAGATTTAATCAAAGACAAAACAGACTGTACTTGGATATTGATTGGGGTAGCGTAAAAGTTGACGATTATATAATTATTGATTGTTACCGTACATTAGACCCAAACGATTATAGTAGAGTTTGGAATGATCCTTTTTTAAAAAGATATTTAACTGCTCTGATTAAACGTCAATGGGGTCAAAATTTGATTAAGTTTCAGGGAGTAAAATTACCTGGTGGAATTGAGTTAAATGGAAGACAAATTTATGATGATGCACAGAGAGAACTTGATGCAATTGCAGAAAAAATGTCATCTACTTATGAACTTCCTCCGCTTGATTTTATAGGATAATTAAATGTTAAATCCTTTTTTTCAGCAGGGTTCTAGATCAGAGCAAGGTTTAATACAAGATCTAATTAACGAACAGTTGAGAATGTATGGAGTGGAAATCTATTATCTTCCAAGAAAATACATCACAGAAAAAACTATAATAAGAGAAGTTATTCAATCAGTTTTTGATGATGCATATCCACTTGAAGCATATGTTGAAAATTTTGATGGATATGCAGATAATACAACTATTCTATCAAAATTTGGTATTCAACAAACTCAAGAACTTACAATTACAGTTTCTAGAGAGAGATATGAAACGTATATTGCACCATTAATTAAGAATGAAGCAAATATTAAATTATCAACTAGACCAAAAGAGGGTGATTTAATTTATTTTCCATTAGGAGACAGATTATTTGAAATTAAATTTGTAGAGCACGAAAAACCATTTTATCAACTTCAAAAAAATTACGTTTATACACTTAAGTGTGAACTGTTTAGATATGAAGATGAACTCATTGATACTGGAGTTTCTGAAATTGATGATCTACTAGTTGGAGGAGAATCTGATGGATTATCTGAGGATGGTATTTCAACTATCTTAGGCATCACTCAAACTCTTACACTTGTTGGAACTGGAGTTACTGCCACAGCAGTTGCAGGCATTGTGACCTCGGGTGGTATTAGGTTAATCACTGTGACTAATAGAGGCGGTGGTTATACAAACACTCCTAGAATTGGTATCTCCTCTGCTCCAGCAGGAAAGGTAACTGGAGTGGCAACTGCTACGATGATATCTGGTATAGTCGTATGCACTGATAGCGCAAATCCAAATACACAATCTGTTCAGAGCGTTCAAATCATAAATCCAGGTGCTGGTTACACCGCAACACCAAAGATCAAGTTTATTGGAGGTGGTGGTTCTGGAGCAGCTGCTACAGCAACTTTAGGTGATGGAATAGTTGGCATTATCACTGTTACTGCTGGTGGTAGTGGATATTCCACATCCCCCACAATTACTTTTACAAATCAAATATTTTTATCAGGTGTAACCACAGTTTCAGCAGCAGCTACTGCAGTCGTAAGTGCAGCAGGAACAATAACAGCAATTAGAATCACAAATGCTGGACTTGGTTATAGCATTGCCCCAACGATTACAATAACAAATCCATCTCTAACTTCAACAGGGGATTTTATCTTCAACGAAATTGTAACTGGATCTATAAGTGGAATAACAGCAAGAGTGAGATCTTGGAACTCCACTACAAATCTACTAGATGTTTCTAACGTCAAGGGCTCTTTCAGAATAGGAGAGAATATTGTTGGGTCAGAATCTGGTGCTTCACACGAACTAAGATTGATAGATACAAATCCAACAGAAGATGGATATGCAGATAACGCTAGCATCGAATCTGCAGCAGACGCGATTATTGATTTCTCAGAGCGTAATCCATTTGGAATTCCATAAATAGATTTTATTAGGATTAAGTATTTAATAATAGGAATTTAAAGATGTTTGAGTATTTTTACAACGAAATTTTGAGAAGGACTGTGATAGCCTTTGGAACTCTTTTTAATAATATTTCAATAAAACACACTAACTCATCAAATCAGGTTGTAAGTGATCTAAAAGTTCCTCTAGCATATGGTCCAACTCAAAAGTTTTTAGCTAGATTAACTCAATCACCAGATCTTAATAAGGCAGTCGCTATGA